GCCGTTGCAACACCATATTGAGCAAGTGTGCGCGTTCCGGTTCCACCAGTAGGCGACCAGTAAAGCGTGTCACTTGTGATCGCCAAGCTGACGTTGTTTGCAGACATATTAATAAATGTCACAGCTGCGCCTGTTGCAAATGAAACGGAGGCATTGGCTGGAATTGTGTACGTTGCAGCAGCAGCCCCAGACGCATGGTAAATATGTTTTCCCGTATCAGCCAACGTCAGCGTGTAGTTACCCGTCTGAGCGTCTTGAGGGATTGTCAAAAATCCGACACTGTTGGTGCCGTCAGCCGTTGTGTTGGTAAGATTTCCCGATGCAGGCGTACCAAGTGCCGCATTCGTAAGCGTCAAGTTACCAATCGTAGACGTTGTACTACCAAGTGTTACAGTTGTGTTACCAATTGTAGTCGTCGAGTTGGCAAGATAAGAATTAGGAAATGTCGAAGCCACCGATGAGATGGTCACGTTAGGCAGTGTCAAATTATTGACAGTGGTAATGGTGTTACCAAGCTGCACCGCCGTGTTGCCAATCGTAATGGCAGTGGCAAAGTTGTTGTCTAACTGTGAAAGAGGAATGCTCGACGTGGCATTTCCAAAAGTATACGGGACGGCCATTAGAACCTCGCTCTGAGTTCGTATTCCATTTCAAACGTATTGTAGGTAAACCCTGCGCTATTGGATGTCAGCGTTAACCCAAGATATTTACCATATTGCTGCGCGTCAGACTTGTACAACTGATAGCCAGAACCGCCATACCAACCAATAAGCGTACTGGAGTTGTTAATCCAACCAATTGTAGTACCAGAATTGTTATACCAAGTTACCACATTTGTAAGAGAATATGTAGGGCTTACGTTGGACTGGCTGTCCACGGTCACATTCAAAATCAGACCGTTGGTCAGAGTAGCCTCGATGCCCATTTTTAAGGCTTGTTTGTCCCTGATAACATCTGTTAACGGCCACAAAGCCGTTTGCACGTTAGAGTTAATAGCAGCAGTTGAACTGCTGTATAATTTGACCAGATTGGTGCCGCCGGTGCCGTACATGCTGATACCGTTCACCAAAGGTGCGGATGTGATGTGCGTCAACGTGCCTTGGCTTGTCAAAAACCACTTCTTATCAAAGAAAACAGCCTGCAAAGGCCGCGCACCTTGCACCGGATCATTATAAGTAAAATTGAATGCAGCGCACAAAATGTTGTTTAACAACACCTGACCGCCAGAAACGGGCTGTGTAAAGTCAATTAACGGGAAAATACCGTCAAGAGGGTCTGATAATTTGGTCGTGGTAGCACCGACAAGGGCGTACACACCATAGTCGTTCATGAACAATAATGACCGGAAATACGGGAAAATTGCTTCAATGCGACGTGATCCAACAGATGCCGACACGTTGGTGTTGGTAAAAGTAGTCAGACCAGTCGTTCCGACGCGCACGTCCGAGAACACGTTAATTGAGTCGTCACCGAACACATACAAGAAGTTGTTAGCCGAAATCAGTGCCGTAATCTTGCTATGCAAAGTGTCGTCTTGCAGGTTCAAGTTACCGGCAGAAACCGTCACAAAGTCATTGTAGGAACCAGCCGCCGAGTAAAATACGGTACGCCCCTGTGCAATCCACACACGGCCTTGGAACGAGGCAATGTCCACGCTGTTGTCAGATGTGACAACGCCTGTAGCTGCCGCGTTGTTACCAGATCCACCAGAAAAGGTAATTGTAGGAGCTGATGTGTAACCTGCTCCTGGATTAGTCACAACAATCTGCGTCACAACGCCGCCGTTAACGATGGCATTTGCCGTTGCATTTGTACCACCGCCAGGAGCTGCTGTAATGTTAACTGTTGGAGCCGACGTATAACCCGTACCACCGTTGTTTATAACGATTCCTATTGCGCCCGTGTTAAACGTCAAGAAACCTGCAACCGCCGTAGCATTATTGCCGCCACCACCGCTAATTGTAACGGTCGGTGTAGCCGTGTAGCCGCTGCCAGGGTTGGTAATCGTAATAGCCGACACAAGGCCAGATCCAAGAACGGCATTTGCTGTAGCGCTCGACCCACCACCGCCCGTGATCGTGATGCTTGGCGCAGATGTGTACCCAGATCCAGGGTTAGTTATACTAATTGCAACGACAGTGCCGCCTGAAATGGTTGGCGTACCTTGAGCTTGAACACCAAACTGGCTCGCAGGAGGCGCAATTGTAACCGTTGGAAGGGAGGTATAGCCCGATCCAACATTTGTTACTTGAGCACTAATAATGGTGCCAGATGCGTTAGAAATAGAGGCCACAGCCGTTGCTTGCACACCATTTGTCTGATTCGGTGCGCTAATTGTGACAGTTGGCACTGTCGTATAACCAGATCCGGCATTCGTAATGCCAATTGTGCTAATACAACCAACGTTAATTAAATTTGTTCCATTCCAAGTGGAATAGCCTTTAGACGGATCACTGATAATAATTCGGTCGTTTTTCCACTGTCTGACACGAACGCCAGAACTAGAAAATGTGCCGGCAGCAGCTATGTTACCTTTAGTGCCAGACGTGATGTTGTAATATTGAGCCGAGCCATCCGACTGGAACGCAAAGATATAATCTTCGTTGTTAATGTTCCAACTGTTAAGCGTTTGAACCGTATTGCTCCACGTCACATTATTACTACTAATAGTGACGTTTGCTACTTGAGGCACAACCTTTAGATTGCCAAAGCCAATCGGCTGGACGTTTTCAATCCAGCTAAACTCCTCGTCGGCGATAGCAGTGCGGTTGGCTTTCGTGTTAAGTGCCTTGAAAGCCTTAACCACCTGATATTGTTTGCGCTGCTCAGGTGATTTTTCTGCCATTAGTATGGCCTCGAATAAGGATCAGGCATACGTCTGGTAAACGTAGTGGACTCAAGATTAAGCATCTTGGCCTGATATTGGTTCTTGAACAGCTCGGCTTCGCCATAAGATTGTTCTTTAAACTTGGCAACGTGAGCCGCGTAATACGGCACAGGATCTTGCCACGGAGCCGGAATGTTTTGCTCTACATCCGACAAGTTGACCAAGTTTGTTGGTTCAACAATTGTGTCAATTTCCATTGAATAATTTTGGTCTGGCACAGGCGACAAATAAAATGATTGTGCGCCATACATGCTGTAAGCTATTGGACGGCCTACATAATTCTGCCAGAACCGTAATTCTGCGTTAAACTGCGTCCAAGGCAAATAGCGTAATGGTATACGCGTATTACCCCAATACAGATTAATATTAATGATGTCCATTGTCAGGTTGCCTTGTGGCATACCCGCCAAGAAAGCCTGAGCTGCACCACCAGATCCATTGCCGTCTGAACTAGTGATTGTTACATTTGGCGCAGTCGTATAACCCAAGCCTGGGTTTACAAGATTGATGCCGGAAATAGCACCTGCCGTGTTGGAACCATACGTTCCGGTCTGGCTAATCGTGGCAGTCGCAGTTGCGTTATTGCCCGTCGGAGAAGCCGTCAAACTAATGTTGGGAGCAGCCGTGTAACCGGAACCGGCGTTAGTGACCAGAATGCCGGACACATAACCTGCCGTGTTGTCGAACGTGTACAGCTCTTGGTTCTGCACAGCGACAGTGTTTTGAATAATACGGTTAACGCCCGTATCGCGGATCAGGCGATTGCGAGCGTTATTAATGTCATCCGTGAGTTCGGAATCTGACCAAAAATTCGCGTTAGCGTCGTGCAGAAGCCTGCGCGTCAATGTGATGTAAGTTTGCAGAGTTGTAGCCATAATACACCGACATCACTTTAGTCCTTTCCCCTTCCCCGCCGCGACGCAGGGAAGGGTACTCGTTCTACCACTGGGGACGTATTGTGGTAGGTCTGAGGCTGGGTATCAGAGATCACGAACTTATCGAGACGCTCCATAGCTTTAGGAACGTCAGTCGCAAACTTTGTCCAGCCAAGCCTAACCAGGACGGGCATCTTGTCTTCGACGCCATATCCAAAGATAATTCGGGCAACATCCTCAGGCACCTCTAAAGTTTTACCGGGAGGAAAGGAGTAAGCCTTCCCATCCCAGTTACTTACAAAGAAATCTTCGCCTGTGTTTGTTACCCAGACCATTAGAATACTACAACATCGCCGTAGACAGAGATAAACACTGCTGCGTTTGCAACACTGGTTCCGACGTTAACAAACAAAGCGTTAGCCGTGTAAGAAGTCGTTACCGTATTGGCATTTAACGTCAAATCTTGATAAGTCACGTTTGAAGTGACGTTAGCAATGGTCTGAGCGTTAGCAACTAAGTTACCACCGTCATTGGTTGTACCAATCGAAATGTTAGCAGTTGCAGCATTAGGAGCTGAACCACCTGCAATGTTCGAGCAATTAGCAACCGTGATACGACGAAGAACGTACTGCGTGGTGCCGCCCGTCCCACCCCGAAGGATGGGAAGAGCGATAACAGCATTACCTGTAGCATTCAAAGGCACAGGCCCATAGTTGGCTATGCGAAAATAACCAAAAGAGTCCTGCGTATTTTGACCTACTGCATCAATATTTGCCATTAGTCAGTCCCCCTTAGACGTTGTTGAACTGACCAGTAGCGTTCTGACCACCGTTAACCGTGTACAACGTGACAGTCTGCGAACCAGTTGACGCGTTTGCACGGACGTTCCAGCCGTCCGAATAAAGCGTGCCACCTACGTTTGCAGCAATCAAGGTTGTCCAAGTGTTTGCGTTCGATGCACCAGTATTGATTTCAATCACCACGTTAGCCGTTGGTGGAAGAAGATAAAGACCAGCAGGCACGAACTGAGCAGAGGAAACGCCGGCGTTCATAGCCGAGGCGTTACCAATACCGACGCTTGTTACCGTCTGCGTTTGGAAAAAAGCAGCGGCTTGGTTTGTTAGTACGTTACTAACAAGAATTTTTTGAAGTGATAAAGCCATTTGCTATCTCCTTACAGCGTGAGCGAGTTGTAACCCGTCACCTTGGTCATGGCTTTTGGCTTGGTGTTTACCAACTCAGCGATGGTAAGAACCGCACCGACATAACCAATCTGCCAGTTAGGAAGGGTAGACTCAAAGCCTGTAAACACGAACTGACCTTGCTCATGGATATAGAGCGAGAGATAGTTGGTGTTAAGGAGGTAGAGCGTGCCTTCTGGGCAGTAAGGATCTGGGTAAATAGGAACGCCAGCAACCATGAGAGCGCGGAACGCAGCCTGTGGGCCGTTTGCATCGCCGTCAAAGCCGGAGCCTGGGGTGATGACATACTGTTCCTGACCAACATAGTCCTGTGCAAGAAGCGTCCAAGTACCAAAGCCACAGACGCCGAAGGTTGGTACTTCCGCACCCTTCTTCACTGTGCCAGAGATATACTGAAGGACGTTCTGACGGGTTGGGTTAACCGAACCAGCCGCATAAACCTTCGACTGCCACCATTGGTAGGTCGAGCGGTTGATGTTGCCGTAGGTACCAGCACCAGAGGTCGTGCCATCGTCAACAGCCGCTGGAAGACCAATGAACTGCTGTGTGTTCGACGTGTTGTTGTAAAGCGAATAGGACATAGCGTCCATCATCACGTTAGTCGCGTCGTTCATACGCGCTTCGATCAATGGAATGATCGCATGATCTTGCTGTACAACGCCTTCCATTCCGAGGAACGGAACTGGCGTAATCATGAGCTTCAGATCGAACTCAGCGTTGAACGCACCCTGCTGAACGGCAGGTTGGTTGAACGAGCCGGAATAATCCGACCACTGAGCGTTCACGAACTGAGCGCCTTGAACGGGAACTGTAACGGACGATACACCGCCCGTGGCAGTCTGAGAATTGGCAATCAGCGCAGCCATAAGCGGGGTGCTATTGTAGAGTTGCACCACCAACTTCGGAATAAACGCACGCCGTGTGACGTACGTTAATTCGTTGTACTGCGAAGTGCCGGTTGCGGGTACTATACCACCACCAATAGCCATCGCTTACTTCCTTTGCTTTGTTAAGTCCCCAATCAAAAACCAATCGGGCGAGGATTCTTCCTCAGTTCCGCCAAGGCCTTTGCCGCTTCGTCACGAGCCGCTACAACAGGGTTTACTCTGAACTTTGCCAGCGTGTCGCGTGCTGACTCGTTCATAAACGACCTATTAAACACTTGCGGCGACGTTGGGGTCGCCGATGTCTTCATAAACTCGTAGTAATCTGCTGCCGTGTCGTGATTTGTAATGCCCTTTTCGAGCATAACCTTTTCAATCTCTGCAACGTCTTCGTCTGACTTTGCTTTTCCACGCTTAACCAAAGATTGACGCCGTTTTTCTAGCTCTTCAAGGGCATCTTTTTCCCTCAATTTGCCTTCTAAAACCTGATTTCGGGCTTCATATTCAGCAAAACGAGCGTCTACTTGGTCTTTAATGTCGATTGCGTCGATTGTTAAGTTTGGCTTAACTTTCTTCGTCAAACGCAAAAAAGAGTCCCGCGTATCAGGGTTTTCGGCCAATTGACGGGCCAAAAGCGCTAATTCATCACGGGCGTCTGGTGTGAGATCTTCTAATGAAGGCATTGTTGTCCCCTATCCTTCGGTTTAAATAACTTTTTTGCCGTCACCTGGTGGCTTGATAGCCATCATGTTCTTGCTACCAATCTTAGATGCGCCGGAAAGGCCACCAAGCTGGGAGAAACGAGGCGTGTTAACGACTTGACCGTTAACCTGCTTGTCGGTTGTTGCATTGCGGGGTGCCGATGCGCCCCGTGGCTTAAAGAGTTCCATGTTTGTTTCCTTACATTGGAGGCATTGCAGGAGGGGCACCAGCCGGAGCGCCGCCGCCCGGAGGCATTGGAGGAGCACCAGGAGGGTTCATCAAGCCGAGATTCGGAGGAGCGCCAGCAATCATGCGAGAACCGGGCGTACCGCCACCGGCTTGAGGAAGGTTTTGAAGAAGCTGAAGAATCTCAGCGTTCTGTAACTCACCGGCCTTTTGCTTCTTAGGGCCGAGAACGGTGGTTAATGCCGAGATAGCATTGATGAGCTTTTGCCCTTCTGGGCTTTCGGAACCGATGGCTGGGAGCGCCTGCTCAATCAAATCCATCGCCATTGAGACGTTGACGAGAGCGGCTTCTTTAACACCAGCTTTAGGTTCAGGAGTAGACATAGGCGAAGGCATAGGAGGCGGGGATGAAGGAGGAGCGTCACCAACGGAAACGCCACCGGGAGTTGCTCCACCGGTGCCTTGCATAAGTGCCATGATGTCTGCGTTATCTGCCATGTTACATCCTTAGAATAAGTGACGGGGTATTTTCGGCTTCCCCCCCGTCAGGGAAGTCGCCTAAGAAACGGGTCTATCCCGTTTGTTAGTTAGCGACGTGCCTTACGAGCCTTGCGACGCATGATGCGCTCCTATATTTGAGTGAGGGGGAATTGTGAAAAGCGTTAATCAACGCTTCGACTTACGAGCCTTCTTACGCATTTAGCGCTCCTGTACCTAGAGTGAACGTCCCCAACTTACTTGCGCTTGCCCCGACGGGAGCGCTTAACTGATTTATACGCCATGATTAGCCTCTTGTATATGACCTACTAGATGTTGTGCGTGGCGCAGCAGACCGCATACCACTAATTCTGTAATCCATTGTAACGGGTTTTGGGTCGCGAGACAAGGAGCCTGCTGAAGCCCTCGGCTGATCGCCCCGAACCGGGTTAATTACTTGACCTTTTGCCATGTTAGCCTGCCTTTTTAGGAGCTGGTGCGCCGCCGCCTTGAGGTGGAGCTGCCGCAGCTTTGGCTTCTAAAGTTTTCAACCGTTGTTTGAGAAGTTGCTTCATTGGCGGGTCAAGCAAGTCAAGCAGGCTTTCTTTGTCAATTGCGCCAGCTTTAAACAAGTTGAAAGCCAATGACCGCAAATCTTCCATAAAAATAGGGCTGTTCGAGTGCGCGTCTACCTTGACCACATAGTCTTTAGTGAACTGAGCAGGGATAAACTTGCCACCTTCTGTGTCTTTAAGAACCGATGGATCATAAGCCTGCATCAGCTTGAGATACAAAGTTGCCATTTTTTCCAAAGAATCTTCAACAACCAAAGCACGTTTTTTGGCACGCGAAGATCCGAGACGCGCAAGCTGAGACGCATGACCAGCGGAACGAACGCCTTGTTCTCCTTTACCAGACAAAACAGACGATATACCGGACGTTTCTTCAAACATCTGGTCAATTTCTTTAAGCTGTGCGTATAAATCTTGCGGAATATTGGGTGCCAGACGTTCTGCCTTGGCATTAGGCATATCAGACGACAACAAGCCACCCGCACGGTTTAGCGCAAAGTTCTTTTCATCTAAGATGCCCGTAAAGCCGGTTAGGGCCGTCGGTGGGTTAACTTGTTTGGACAACAGATCCAAGATTTCCGTCATGCGCCGATTACGCATCTGCTGAAGGTAAATCAGCTTGGAAACTTCGGATTGTCCCCAGTAATAATCGTATTGTGGGTTAGGTGTAATCTGAACAAACGGCAGCTCACCCTTTAAAAACAACTGCTCGTTAGGCCGGTCATAAATAATGACATCTGGCGAAGCCTTTGTAACTACTTGGTAATCTTGCGTCTCGTCGTTCCAAACGTACAACTCAGTCATCTCAATCGTATCTTCTGCGATACGAGCTTTCATCCGGTTATAACCGTAGAGATCCAAGTTAACCGTACCGTACAGGGTAGGATTGGTTTGAGACATGACAATTCGGTCAATGCCTTCAGGAATATGGGTTGGCTCATAGTTAGCCGTGGTGACACGGGACAAAATAGAGTCGCGTTTAGGATGGTTATACAGACGCGCCCACAGGTCTTGTTTTGTCATGTAATATGTCATGGTGAGGGCTTGTTGACGGTCTGTATAAGGCACGTCCTCGCGCAGCACACCGATTGAACCGGGGTCAACAAGGTACGGATGAATCGAGTTGTTGAACGGCATCAGCTTAATAAACGTCGTGTTGAACACCAACGCCCAATTCAAAGCCGTGGCAAATACTTGGTCGGCATTCGAGTTGTTCCACTCGTCATGCAAGGCTTGCGTCAAAGACGGCAAGTAACGGTGTTGGATCTCATCAACCCCCGCGCCAAGCGAAATGTTAAAGCGCGTAGTCTCAGCCGAATAAAGAAACGAGGTGAGCTGATCGATGTGCGAACCGATCTTGTTGAACGGTGCCGGCGACTCTTCTGGGCCAGCGCCAAACAAAAAGTAAGAGCGCAAGGACGAGTAATCGCCCTGACGCTCTGGCTTGGAGACATCGCACTTGTTAATTAGGTCGTTATAGAAATACTCGCGCTCGTCTTCTTTATTAGGAATCCGCATTGATCTTTAATCCCTGTGGGTCGGCCTGGTAGCTTGCAGCGCGAGGACCAGTCAGATTGCCAAGGTTCTTGGGATCAAAGCCAGCCGGTTCGCCATTGCCGGATTGTACAGCTTTCCCAGCCAAAGCGCTAGACATGTTAAACCGGCCACCGCCGCCCCACATGACCTGATTGACCGCCTCGTGGCCTTTGTTCTTTTCCACAGGTTTATTGTTACGGGTGTGATAACCCTTCTGCGCCTCGCCTTCACGGGTCGATTGGATGTTAGTCATGCCAAAATCCCGCGCCAAACCCTTTAAAGTTGAGTCTGCGTGCTTGGTGCGGCCCGATTTAATTGAAAACGGTTTTAAAAACACTTGCACCACATTTTTGCATCCGTGGGGGCATTCAGCCTCCCAAGCATCAAAATATCCGTGTTTTTTGCAGTTATATGACCTTAAAATGCCCATTTTAGTCCTCTAATTGCTCTAGAAGGGTAGGATGTGAGTAGTCGTTTTTGTTAACAATGCCCGGTTTTACTTTGATTTTGCCGCCCTCAAAGACCAGTTTATTGCTACGAGCGGCCCTTGGTTTAGGCACATTGTTGTACTGAATGAACCGAGAACGGTCTTTGTTATACATAACCGTGACTTCACCGCGCTCAATCTGGCCCAACGCTTTGCTCAACCTAATTTGCAAGACCACAGATAAAGGATAAGTCTTGTAGATAAAGGTGTCTCGCAGGGTAGTTTCGCTCATCCCGACCATCTCGGCTAACATTTTCCATGACCAAGGGCTGTCACCGTCGGCTTGAAAGCGTTCCATGCGCCGGAACAGTTCTGCGTTAGTAAGAACGCTCATCGGGGCCAAATCCTATACGTTTGAGATAGTCAGACACATTCTTGCCGACCGCCAACTCTTCCGGCGTTTTGTCTTGTGTCTTTTGAGACACGTCACGGGTAATGCGTCGGGCAATCAGTTGTGGTTGTACTTGCTCGGCAAAAGCCATCGTAGCCATAGCGGTTGCAAGCACACGGTCGTCTTTGGATCTGCCAGGGGCTGAGATGGTTGCGCCATCCCTACGGATTGTTTTCATTTCTTCCAACAGATCTTCTGATCGCACCTTTAGCATGTCGCGTTCAAAATAATCCTTAAAGTACGTCATCATGCGTTCTTTGGTGGCTTGCGTAGTGATAACGCCTATGGAGTTGCTTAGACCACCAAGCGTATCGTTCTTTCGCCATATGTAGTTTTGCATTGATGACAGCACATTCATCAGTGCTTCACCTTGTCTGCGGGTTTCAGGCACGGATGCAATGGCAACGGCTTGGCGTTTAAGGTTGCGTAGCTCTTGGACTACAGGTTGCCCTGGTCCGTTGAGTTCGAGGTTAAGGGTGGAGTTCTTGTAGGCTCCTGCCAGATGCGCGATGACCCAAGCAAATTGGTAGGTGTTGAGATCTGAAGTTGCAAACTCGGCAACCTGATCCATACCATCGGCATAGCAACGATAAATCTGTATACAAAAACGGTCAGCCCAATCTGAACTACCATAAGCAGGATCAGCACCGATAACATAATACGCTGTGTCAATTGGTTCCTCCCAAATCTTGAGGGTTGATAGTTTAGGGTTAGACTTCATCACTTGCGTGTCTTGGAAGTTATGGCCCATGACATACCGATAACCGTCAAACGGGCTTTTACGCGACTCCTTCATGGCATCCGTACATTTGCTGTTCGAGAAGAACGAGCTGCCGGTCATAACAAAGGCATAGTCTTCCGTGGGCGGAAACTCTTGGTACATAAGGGCATCGTCTTTGATGCCTTCGGCCAGTTTCCAACGCCACCAAGCAATCTGACGAGAGTTGATCTCAACGTTGTAGAGCTTCTTGATGTCACGCACCCATTCTTTTTCTTCGGGCGTCACCTTGCCGTCCCAGTAAACTTTGTAGATTGGGTTGTCGGCTTCTACTGAGTAGAACTCGTTTCTCCACCAGCCACAGAAGATAGCGCGCTGAGTACGCGCTCTCTTAGCGGTGACATACATGTCGTGGAACATGTTAAATCCTCGGGCAGTCGATTCAAACATG